ACCTGGGCAGGCATCAAGGGTGATGCTGCACAGTACCAGCGCTTCATGCGCTTTGCGTATGCGAGGATCGCCACGATCAGCGCCATGATGAGTGAGAGATCTAGCAAATTCCATGCCAACATCACAGGCAAGGTTATCATGCGCCACACTCCTGCGGATCGGCAGCGTATGTACATGCTCGGCCAGGAACGCTATGACATGGAGGCTCAGGTTCTTGCTGATGCCTTCCATGACAACTATCTGCAGTATGCGGATGTTGAGACAGTCAACTTCTGGCAGGCGATCGGCACTCCGGATGCCATCAATGTGACTCCGTCCTATCTGGTTCTTACCGGTACCAATGCCGGCACTGTGGCCAAGGGATCTGCAGTCAACAAGACCGGCATCTTTGCCGTCCTCATGGACGAGGATGCCTGTGGCATGACCAATGTCAATGAGTGGTCCGATACCATCTGGAATCCGGATGGTGGCTATTCCAACTGGTTCTTCCACAGCACCGCCCGTTACTGGAACAGCTTCACGGAGAATGCTGTGGTATTCACTCTCGACTGATCCGGCAAACAACATAACAGGGAGAGTTAACAGCTCTCCCTGTTTTCGTAAAGAGGTGTTCTAATGATCAGTGTAAATCTTTATAACAATCCAAAGAAAGTCAACTCGACAGCGCTGCCTGTGGCAGGTGTCGGTACGTTCAGTGTGAGCTGCGAGCTTAAGGATGTGACCGGCCTTTTCTCTCCGGTGCTGATATTTACCACTGACATCTTCACGGACTCCCAGGGGAATCTCAAGAATCCTCTCGATTACAATTACTGCAGCATTCCGGATTTCAAGCGCTATTACTTCATCCGGAGCTGGAGCTGGGTCCTCGGCAGATGGGAGGCTGCGCTGGAGATCGATGTCCTGGCATCGCACAGAGCAGATATTGGTAGAACGACAGCATATGTTCTCAGGAGCGCCTCAGCCTGTGATCCGGATGTCATTGATACCAAATATCCTGCGCTTGCCGGCATGGAGAGAGTATCAACAGTCAAAAATTCAAGATGGTACACCAATATCAATTCGACATCCATTATGCAGGGATTTTATGTTATCGGTGTAGTCAACAATGATGTAAATGCTGTTGGTGTTACATCTTACTATGTCCTAACCGGAGCCGGAATGAGGGAATTTGTTCGCAAACTCTATGCCTCGCCCAGCTGGATGAACATCACAGACGCAACGATCTCCAACGATCTGCAAAAGATGTTGATGAATCCGATCCAGTATGTGACAAGCTGCATGTGGTTTCCCTTTGGCATCGATCCGACCACATTGGTTCAGAGAGGAGGCGTGATTCCTGTCGGATGGTGGTCTATCGATATGACCAATACTGTATATTGGCTGGAAGGGACATCAATGAGGCAGACTCGGTATGAGACTTTTGATATCCCTGTTCATCCGCAGATCAATAATGCTCCGAATCTGCAATGGCTCCGCAATGCTCCATACAGTCAGTATCAGCTGCAGTTTTATCCATATGGTGTTATGCCAATCGACAGCGCAAAGCTGATCGGATATAACAAACTCTTCTGCAAGATGGACATAGATCTGATGACTGGCTCCAGCGTTCTGTCGATCACAAGAGGAATCGACAACACGGAATCAAGTGATGCCGTGGTTTATTCTGCCGTTGGTCAGATCGGCATTCCGATCAGTCTGGCACAGATGTCTGTGGACATGTCCAGACTCACGGACGGCACCACATGGATCCTCTCTGCTGGCCTTGCGCTGGCCAACAATAAACCATTCATGTCGGATCTTGCAGCAGCTGCAGACGCTGCCGGAGGCATTGTGGACGCAGCAAGATCCGTTGACAGCTGGGGAGATGTAAAACCGGCACTGAGAGATGCCGGCACTGCTCTGGGAGAGACGGTTGGATCTCTCGCTTCTGCCGGAAAGACTCTCCTCCAGACTGCCGGCCAGACTCTGGCCGATACCGGCAATGCTGTCCTGTCCTCCTCCGGTGTATGCAAGACTCAGGGATCGAATGGATCTTTGTCACAGTTTGAGCTGCAGCATATCCTGACATGCTTTTATTTCAGGATCCCGGATGTGGATCCTGACCACTATGGATGGCCTCTCTGTCAGAAACGGCAGATACGCACGCTCTCCGGCTTTGTACTCTGTGCAAATGAAGGAGACTTTGCAAGTGATTGTACTCCGGCAGAACGGCAGGCGATCATTGGAGCCATGCTCGGAGGCTTTTACTATGAATGAGATCGGAATTGACAGCTTGTCTCTGGCAGCACACATGCCTCTGACTCAAGCAATGGTGGACCAGATTGCCTTTATGATCCAGAAATCCGGCACCAGCTCTGCAGGCGGTGCTCAGGTGGGGACGGAGGCATATTTCCATCAGACGATGGCAACGAATCAGTATTTTGAGCAGAATGTGCAGCTGATGCAGCAAAACGGAAAACCGATCGGAGCATACTTCTTTTCCTTTGCCTGGGACTATGCCTCTGCCAAGTATGAGGCTGAGCTGGAGTGTGATCATCTGAACGCTCTGCAGTATAAACCGGACTGGCCTGTTTTTATTGACTGGGAGGCAGTCAGCCGGAATGCTGTTGTCGCTGCCGGCTTTCCGATCACGCAGCAGCGCATGCTGGATATCTTCAGAGGATGGAAAGATGGATGTGTCGGCAAGGGATACTATCCAGGCTTTTATTCCGGTGCAGCGATCCTCAGAGATGATCTCGGTGCCATCAATGTGCAAAAGCTCCGGAATGAAGGCATGTATTGCTGGGAGGCTCATTACAAGGTCCAGCAGCCATGGATTCTGCCGGTGGATGTCTGGCAGTATTATGCCGGTGAATCTGATTATGGTGATCCCTGGATGGGAACAGTGGTAGACTGGAACAAGGTGATGGATGACCGGATTTGGAATCTCGGCCCCGGTCCGTCCTCCGGCATTCCGATCTGGCTCAAACTGAAAATGGCGAGGAGTGATAAAAATGCCAAACGTACCATACTACTATGATTATATGAACAGTGTCGGCAGCAGTGAGCAGCCGGCAAACATGCATGTACTCAACACGCTTACCGGACGATTTTTCCAGCGCTATCTGCTCAAGAAGGCGATGAGCGTCTTTCGCTGGGAGCTGCCGGAGTGGTGGGATGAGGATTATTTCCTCTATGTTCTTTACTGCTGGGGATACTGTGCTATCTTCGACTCCGGCAAATTTGATGTTATCCCCCAGCAGTGCGGACTCCAGGGATACAATGTATTCTATCGGCCCACTCACGCTCTGATCAGCAATCCGCTCCTCGGTCCGGCGCTCACAAAGAAGATCGGCAGCGAGTGTGTGCTGATGCATCTGCAGCCGGACTATTCCGGCATCATGGATCTTGTCGGCCACTATGCGGAGAAAATGGCGCTTGCCAGCTCGGCAGTTTCACAGAATCTCTGGGCCACAAAGATCAGCACAGTGTTCTTTGCCGGCACGGATGCCGAGCAGCAGAGCATCAAGAAAGCATACGACCGGATGTCCGATGGTGATCCGATGGTGGTAGTCAGCAAAAATCTCCTGACAAAGGATGGAGATCTCAAGTACGAGATCTTCAATCGAGATGTCAAGCAGAGCTATGTCATCGATCAGCTGATCTCTGATCTCCGAAAGATCGAGGCTGAATATGATACCAGGATCGGTGTGCCGAATGCCAACACAGACAAGCGTGAGCGCCTGATCACGGATGAAGTCAACGCAAACAATGTTGAGACTCATATTCTGGCAGATGGATGGATGGACAGCATCCAGAGCAGCATCAAGGATGTCAAGGATCTCTTTGGCATCGACATCAAATGTGAATGGAGGTATGGAGATGGCGATCTCGGCAACACTCTCCCTGTGGGGACTGTATCAGATAGATCCGACATTGCTGGATCTGCTGCAGCTGCCAGCTGAGGTGGATGCAGATACAGTAAAGAACAATCTCCTTCTGGAGACTGAGGCTCTTGAGATCCTTTATCCGGATCCCAGATTCCTCAAGCAGGCGATCGGAGTCTGGAGCGAGAAGCAGCTGCCGGTGTGGAAGCAGCTCTATGAAACCACTCAATATGAATATGATCCGATCGCAAACTATGACAGGACCGAGCATGTCGAGGAGAGCAGCACCGGCAGCTCCTCCGGATCTGACAGCTCCACGGCAAAGAAAACCGCATACAACAGCAACACATTCCAGGATACCGGCAAGACGGAATCTGAAGGCCAGAACGAGAGTGAAGGCAGCCGGACCTATGATGCAACTGTCAAAGGCAACATCGGAGTGACTACCAGCCAGCAGATGATCGAGGCACAGCGTGAGGTGGTCCAATTCAATATCGTTGACTATATTATCAATGATTTTACCAAAAGATTTTGTGTGGGGGTGTATTAAATGTTTACTGGTCCTCGCTTTCCGTATTTTACATCGCAGCAGCTGAATCTCGACTGGCTCCTGGAAAAACTGCATGGAGTCATCATCGACGGGCAGCCGATCCATGAATTTATCACTGAGACAATTCCGACAGCGCTCGGTCTGAAAGATAAGGACTATCTTGCCAGTGGGAGAAGCAACAATGTCAAGGATATGGACCTCTTTTTTGAAATCAGCAATGGAGCTGCAAAGAAGGCCCTCCATGTTGCCGGTGAGAATCTTTACGGCTCCTCCCTGAATGATGTCGCAGCAGTCAATACTCTCATCAATGAGTATCTGAAAATGGCCCCTTATATTGCGTATAGCGCAGAATCGGAAGATCATCTCGGTGGATTCAATTATAAGGGCACATTTGAAAATCCGGAAGAGGATACACCTGACAGTGTGGACGGCAAAATGAAAATGAATTGTGCTGTCTTTTCAAATCTCATCATGAATGGTGTGCCCGCTCCGTATTCGACCTATTTTACCAACAACAAGAAGAACAAGGCCCTCAATCCAGTCATCGCTCCGGCCCTTAAAAAGGCCCTTTCGTATTCGATGGAGAACAGAGGAACATATCCGAATCTGTCAACTTCTTTGATGGGCAGCACCGGCCTTTTCACATGGAAACTTGCCAGATATCTGTATGACATGGGTGTGCTCCGTCCCGCCGGAGATAACGAGTATTATAAATCCGGTCTTGGAGATAATGCCGATCAGACATACAATCCAGGAGATGTCCTTTTCTTCGGCAGCAGAACCAACTATCCGGATCGTTTTCTCGGCATCTATCACTGTGCCGTTGTTGTCGGATACATTGGAAATGCTTCAGTAAAAACCAACTGCCTGATTGCTGAATGCACATCCAATGCAAATGACAGCGGGAATATCACGCATGTAAAGACAAGGTGTCTGCGTCCGGATCGTGATGATATTGTGGTTGCATCGTTCAGTCCTGGATACAACTGCGGTGTGCAGCTCGGCAGAATGGGACCGTATACCATGCTGGATGGTGCAACATCATATCCGTGCAAGAAAACATATACTGCGGAAAATGTTCCTTGCACGACTGCCAACAAAATTGTTGCCAACTCCAGCTTGTTCAGCACCGGCTCCAGCACGAATAATCCGTTTAATGATACATTCAGAAAAAATCATCAAGGCTGCTATATTCTGCATGTATCTCCCAATATTCCCTCGTCCGTAACTGCTGCGACAACATGGAAGATCCAATATGAAAACAGGTTTGATGACTGGGCAACTGATCATACAGAACAGGGCGCTCGCCCGCTGACTGTATATGGTGATTTTGATCTGATCATTCCGTATGACTGCAATGTATCTGTCTGGACTGAATCCAGCCTTGTCTCGTCTGCGACTGTTTCTCTGGAAATCACATCAACAGATAGAAGGTGAAAATATGATTATTCCGGGCGCCCCGAAATTCCCCTATTTCACAGCGCAGCAGCTCAATCTGGACTGGCTGCTGGAAAAGGTGTCTCTGCTTGAGAGAACAGCAATCGGCCAGGTTGACATCGAATCACTTTATGATGATGCTGATTATGCCGTGATCGCAGCTCTCAACAGATACAAAGATAAGATACCCTTTGGAGCTTCTGTCATACATCTCGGCCGGTATACTGATCATACTCAGGTGTTCATCCTGTTCTGCCGAGCAGATGATCAGAGAGGACATGGCAGCATCCTGTACAACACATCCAACAATATCAGCATAACGGAAATAGAGCTGACCGATGGTGTCTTTGTTTCCGAATAAGAAAAGGACCGGAGATCTTCTCTCCGGTCCTTAGTTTATCTGCGCTTATATGATTTCTTCGGAGGATCCTTATCAGGCTCCTCTTTCTTGCTGTCTCCGAAATAGACATGATCAGCATTGACTCTCCAGTTTGTTCTCTTGTTGCCGTCATCGTCCTCCCACTTGCTGCTCTCCAGTCTGCCGGCCACGATGGCCATCCGGCCCTTTGAGAAAAACTTGCTGACAAAGTCTGCCTGAGCATTCCAGGCAACACAGTCAATGAAGTCTGTCTCTCGATCGTCTCCTCCATAGTCACGATCCACAGCCAGCGTGAAGTTAACAACTCTGTGCTGGCCGGCATTCCGCAGCTCCGGATCTCTGACGAGACGGCCCATAATAGTGATCTGATTCAACATGATAAATCCTCCTTATATTTGGCCCTTCCTGGGCCTTGTCTATATCTTATCATTCCTTATAACTTTTGCAAGTGTGCATCCTGCACAGATTTCCTCACATGCTTTTGAGGATCTTGTCATACTGCTCCTGAGTCAGATGGAATAGGCGCTTGTATTCCAGTGTCAGGCCAAGAGTATATTCACCATTCTGCAGATAGATATTCGGAGGCAGCTCCAGCCGGTGGCCGTCAATCTCGATCGGATCTCCCCAGGTATCATTGTAGAATGCCTCCATGCCTCCGGCCTCATGAAAGACAAAGCCTTCCTTGAAGTTTTCCAGGCATCCCATCTCGCCAGCTCCATCCTTGCTGACTCCGGCGATCGTGATATGCAGCTTTCCATCCTCATCCTCGTAGGCATACTTCTTGGCTCCCAGCGTTACAAAGCGCTTGTATGTCGCATCGTGCTCATAGACTCCAAGATAATGTCTGTGGCCGGCCGGATCGTCCGCATATGCTCCATGTTTCTCAGAGATCGCCTGTATCTCCGCATTCAGCTCAGAGAAGTCCACATCGCCGACATACTTGACAGAGTCCGTATCACAGTATATGAACTTGTGACCGCACAGCTTGATAGCTCTCTCCAGCCAATATCTGGCCCAGGCGGTGCACCAGCATCCCCAGCAAAAAGCAGTGAAGCTCTTTTTGTTGGCCTTCTCCAGCTCGGCTTTTTCATCACCCTCCTTTACACTAAAATCTACACCATTGAAAACAAGAGTGGTCCGGACAGGATTTGTCCTAAGTGGCGCACATTCCATAAATGCTATTAAGTTTGTTTTTAGCTTTCATGTAATATACGTCTTGCCCAACCACCCCCTTTAATTTAGTTTTACGTTCGTAATAATCCATCGTGACTTCCTTCATGGCAGCCGGCAGCATGCCATACTCAGAGCGCCAGGAGGCCAGGATAACAGCATCATCCCACTCATATTCATCCTTGACGATCTCCAGATCGATGTCTGTGAGATATGTCTGCAGCCTTGCAGCCTGGACCACTCTGCCGTTATCGTTGATCACTCGCTCCGGCTGCTGGCACTTGTGCAGGCTGAGATAGGGACATCCCCAGAAAGGATCATGCAGCCGGATGCCTCGGAACTCGATAAGGAGGATGTACGGCATCCTCTCTTCGATCTGATCCAGCTCCGTGATGTGCTGCCTCTTGAACGGCTTGACCGGATACGGCATATTGACCAGGACATCCGGATAGCTGCTTGCCCTGTCATAGCTGGTGACATTCTCCATGATAATGCCGGTGTAGCATCTGTTGCTGTGCGTATTGCCTCCTCGAAAGCAGCGCCGGATCGCAAGGTATGTCTCATAATCCGGCGCCATCTCTCGGACCATTGGAAGATATCCTCCGTTCCGCATGGCGCTCTTGAAGTCTGCTCGCACATATCCGGTGCTGGTGATCGGTATATCTGCAATGGTATTGCCGTCTGCCTTCATCATCCTCCGGAGCGCCTCCCACAGGCCCAGCACATCATTGATGCAGTATGACAGCTCCTCGGGTGTGACCGGTGTCCATGGGAATCTCCGGACAGAATAGTTCATCTCCTCTTTCTGATGCTCCACTCCCATTTTGTTAAGGAATACAGCCAGAGACATGTTTGTGAGCGTGTAGCTGCAGCGATACTCAAATCGCCGGCCGATGCAGCATTTGGCAACTTTCCTACCGGTGAGGCAGAACACTTCTCCATTATCTCCGGATCTGGGAGGCAAAGCATCAAAATTGTGGATCGCTCGGAGCCACTGGAACTCGAATCCCAGGTTATGCACATAAAAAACCAGTGTGAGGCCCTTCGGCAGCTGCCTGTCCAGCCTGTCCAGGAATTTGTCATACTGCTCCCATGTCCGGCCGGTAACCACGATCCCATCTATGCAGCTCTGCCAATGCCACATCACAGCCTGCTTGATCTCCGGCAGATTGGTAGTCTCAATATCAAAGGTGCAGATGATGTCAGCATAGCTCTTGTTGTCCATCCTCGGCTTGCCTCTCGGCCTTTTGGCTCGCTGGACAAAGTGGAGGATCTCATAGGGAAAATCCTCCACAGTATAGACTGGTGCCTTCATAGAATCTGCGCCAGACTCTGCGCCAGACTCCAGAATGTAGAAAAATCGCCTCCAACATCCTGATAATCCGTCTCATAATAACTCTTTGCGTCAGATGCTGCCACAAGAGCAGAAAAGGCGCTGGTCCTCCAGCTGGCCATATAATCATTGAATTTAAGGACATGGCCAAGTCCTATCTGCTCTCCTGTTTCCTTCTCCCATCTACGCTGGATATCTCTTACTCCGGCCAGACTCAATGTGGCATTCTCAAGCGCAGCATGACCGGCAGCCAGAGCGTCCTTGATAAAGCTGCTCACAGTAATCTCTGCTCTCGGTTTCCTACGCTCGGCATTGGCCTTGTTGATCTGCTTCACAACGCTGCTCACTTGAGAGAGCTTAGGCATACTCGCTCTGAGGAATTGTGCCTGATCTCTCAGGCCGGCAGCCTCAAGACGATTCGCTCTCTTCATCGTGATGTCTCGGATCCTGGTATACTCTGCTCGGATCTCTCGCTCGCTGTGGATCGGCTCCTCTTTGAGATAGAATGGAGTATAGTCTGCCGGTTTCCACTTCGGTGCTTTTGCTCTTGCCATTTGTCAGTCCTCCTTATTTCAAAGTCTCCATCATGACGGCCTTGTAGAATACTTTGGCCGGTGCGTCCTCAAATACCAGGCGCTTGTCAAAATAGTCCTTCCAGCTCTCAAACCATTTCATTCTGAATCGCTGCCTGTCTGTCGGTGTGTTCTCAAACCGCTCCGGATCGCCGGAGATCCGCTCCGAGACATACCAGGTATAATTGCTCTTATGCTGGTACAGGCAGATGCTGCCGATCTGAGCGCAGCTCCGGTACTCTGTCAACGGCCTGGGCGAGATATCGATGTAATTGTCCTTTGCAAAGGCATTTGACAAGGCCATGTCATCAAAATCGCCCTGGCCGAGCGTCAGCTGATACAAAGCTGTCTGTCTCTTGTTGGCCGAGATCGGAGAGTCATTGAGGAGGACGATTGTGAGTCCGATCCGCTTGTCCTCCTTAAAATACTGATGCTTTCGTCTCATCTGGTCCAGTGTCTTGACGCAGTTGAGCGCCTGCAGAATCGGTGCCTCCAGATTGTTGGCATTTGCCAGCACCACACACTTGACCGGATCCTCGCCGGTCAGCTCCCTGTTCCGGTTGATAGACTCATACATATTGAGAAAAGCATCGTCCTCATGTGCGATCCGCTTTTCATGTCTCTCCGGTATTGCCTCATCATACAAGATCGCCTTGATTCCGGATGCATCGAATGATCGAGCGCTGGCCATTGTGCTTAGCGCCATGATCACTGCCACAGGATCTCCGGCCGGCTTTCCATCTGAATTGATATGGTATACTCCGGCAGCATATTTGCTGATAGGCAGCGAGACAAGGACCATGCCGAGATCTCTGCCAATCTTCACGATCGGAGAGAATTCCTCTTTTGCCACAAGCTCCATCTGAGCGCTGGTCCGTCTAAGATAAACAAAGGGGATCTCATTCAACAACAAATACTTGATGCTGCCATATGTCTTTCCGGTGCCTCGGCCTCCGATGCATAGCACAAAAGGTGTTGGTGCATTGATGATCTCCGGCATGTTGGCCCAGCCGGTTTCCTTTTCATACAGTTTCATATCTCATTCTCCCTATCAACATAAAGATATGGATCCGGAAGGAACATCGGTTTATTTGGAGTGAAACAAATCTCGACTTTTGCTCTAATTGGATAATAATGACATTCTCTGGTATCCGTCTCTATTTCAAGAAGGCACAGCTTGCCGTCTTTCTCCCCTATTCCTTTTTGAATCCTCATTCCTTGATCCTCCTTACAAGTTCTTCGCATACTGAGAGTGGAGTGATGTCTTTCTGCCAGCAGAGCAGCATGTCAATCCAGTCCGAATTGATGAAATCTCTCAAGGCCGTGAAAGTCACATATGGCCTGTTTCCTCCATGCTTTGCCCAGGATGCATCCGGATCGTCAAATGTGAAGTTTGAACAGTCCACAGCTGCCTGAGCTATGATCGCTGCACTCAGCAAGGCCCAAGGATTGCAGGATCCGGCAACATGGTCCTCATTCAAAGACCGGCAGAATCTGTCGGCCTTCCCTACATCAACATGTTTCAACATTGATCATCATCCTCCCCATATGCGTCCATATACCATTTCTCCATCTCCTGGAGATGCTCATCCTCTTTCCGGTCCAGGCTGCTGAGCCAGATGCAGGCCCAGCAGCAGAAGGAGAACAGAAACCCCAGGAAAAACATGGCGATCAGTGTCAGCATGAAAATCCCTCCTACCTAACACACATTCCATAGATGCTGCTGAGATTCGTCTTTGCCTTCTTATAGAGATCTTCCTCAACCTCCTCAACCTTTTTGATATGCGTGAGACAGTCTGTGCTAAGCGTCAAGCTCTCCGTCTTGGCAAATGAAATCACTACATGGTCCGGATATGCCACGATTGATCTGATGTTGTCCAAAGTAAAACCATCTCCTCCTGGATATTCCCAGGTAATTCTCAGATTGCGCTTCTTGTTGTTCATGTTCATGCCTCCCTCTCTTTCTTGAGGACGATCAACAGCCGATCCGGCTGGATCCTGTCCGGACGCACCATCAGCACGTCTCTGGTCTGCAGTTTCTTTAGCTCTGGGATCTCGCTCATCTCCAGGGGATCATAAACATCAAAACAGATACAGGGGATCCCTTTCTGGTCACTCATGCTCTCCTTGATCCGCAGCTTGGATGCTACAGGGATCACTCCACAAAGCTCTTTTAAGGTCATTGCACAGCCCTCCTATAAGATGGTAGGT